GACACTCTCAGCGCTTCGGCAGTATCTTCTTCTTGTTGCGCTTGACGTTTAAATTCTTCTTCTTTTTGTTGGCGTTGAGCATCTTTCATTGATGTGACGTGCTCACTCCACACAGCAGCAATGTTATACACGTTGTCCGCGATATTCATCACGATAGACTCGAGGCGTTCTAGTGTAGCATTGTTATGATCCTGCGCACCACTTTGCTCTTGTAAAGCATCAGCTACCTGTGTGTCTTTTTCATCATCACCAAACTTTTTGGCAAACGCCTTACCCAGTGCCCCACCAACGAGGCCCGTCTTTGTAAGGGCGCTACCAATGTTTTTTGCAGCTGTCTTTTTTAGATCAGAAGCGAAAGATCCTTTTGCCATTATTGTCTATTCTGAAGCCTATGTTGCTCTTCTTTTAAGTATTCTTTGAGCATATCAACATAAAGGTCTCTCTCAAAAGGATAGAGATTTTCAAGCTCGGTTAAAGAGTATTTATGATGCTGAACCATACTGAACAATAGCGTGTAGTAGTTCGCTATCGAATTGTGGATCAGCCCAATGTAAAAAAATCAGTCAACGTTTTTAAAACGATTTTTACTACCTTACCATTTGAATTAATGTATGATATTGTGTGTTCAAGGCGCGGCATTGCTTCAATGAATTTCTGAATCCCTTGATACGAATTTACATCAAGCGAATCCAAAAATTGCTGAACTTCTTCGCGGCTAAAATCTTCAGTTTTGTAAGTAGTACCGTTATCTTCGATTGCTTCAATACATGCTTGCATAATAGCAAAGTTAAAATCAACCGCATCGTCGATATCTTTAACTGTATCCATAACACTGATTTGAGGGTATCTTAATGTAATTTTTGATGTGGGTGATACTTCAATTGTATTACTGACTTCTTTATCACGAATTACTTCAATATCATCGAGATTAACTTGAACATCATAAATTTTTTGATCTTCGTTGTCGCGGTAAGAAAGGGTAATTAAGTTTTGAACCGACTTAGCTCTAAGTTTGACAAAAAAGTATTCGAGATCAAAAGTTGTAAATTTGTTAACATCGACCGATTGATCAATAATGCAATTGGCAATCACTTGTTTAATTGCACGAATAATATCCGTTTGATCATCGCTTGCCTGTGCAATTAGTAATAGTTTTTCCTCTTTAACAAGGAAAGGTCTAAAAGCTACTTTTTGTTGAGTAGATGGAAGAATCAACGAAAACGTTGGATGTGATAAGACTGGTAGTCCCATAATATACTCCTAATAATTCACTTAAAATAAATTCTTGATAGCCGATCCAGCAGCCAATACACCTTGAAGCCCCCGCGTACCTTGCAAGCCTCGAATAACCTGCACAGCAGATCCAACTTTGATCAGTTTTTGTAGTGTGGAAAGACCTTCAATACCATTTTTACCTGGTTCAAGAGGTCTGCTAGCGTTTTCCAGCTTATTTTGCAAATATGCAAAAGTAACAGAAAATTGCATCATAGAAGAATCGGACCAGCTAAGATTGACGTCTGGTACGCTAATAGGAAAAGCATCAGTTAATGTAGACGAAAAAATTGTGTCGCCTTGCTCGTTATACTGTCTAATTGTAATAGTAGTTGCGTATTTGTCTTTAAACTCTACCTCGTAAGGTAGTTTACCAGCCGAGTCTCCGAATGCGTTCATCAGCACGTCTGTATCGCCACGAACAATGCCTTGCATCCAGTTATAGAAAAACTTATACACTTCACCACCGCCATCACCAATCATTTGAAGAGTAATGTCGTTAAACTGCATTGAGTAGGGGACTTTTTCATGCGGTCCATACCCATAACGGGTAACATCTATTGTGCTAATAGTACGGCCAGGTAAAGCAGCACCCTCAGCAAACAAAGATATTTTAGGTGCAGTTGCATTTCCCAAAAGGATAGTGGGTGCAGTCAGTTCAACATCGAACAAATTAGTACGAGCGACACCAGCTTTACGGATTTCAGCCATAAAGTTGCCGATCTTTCCACCGGACTCCCCTGTACTGTTACCGAACAGTGATTTGATTGCCGCGGCCGTGCCGAGCGCGTTCATTGCTGTGTTTAAACTCATTTAGGTGTTTACCATTTCGCGGCTATCACGCCATACTTGTTGTTTGCTTGCTCCTACGAATCTCTCTAACGGCAGAAACAGCGCTGTCTCCCACTGATCTGTCGGAACCCATAGAAATCTGGTTTTAACATGACTATTTAGATAGTGCTTCACACATGGTTTAAAATAACGAAACTTTGATGCATTGTTCAACAGATTATATGAAAGTTTCAGCTTTGTCGAATCGTCATTATTTTTGTTGTTTGAAAGCGTGTAGAGGCTATCCATTAATTTGGCTCTCAACACATGAGGAAGGTAATGCATGTTAATTCCGTAGAAGCCGCCATTGACGCGTCTGAACGGAAACACCAGAGGAAAGCGATCATAGTATGGAAGATCGTCTTTCATTTTTGGGTCATACATAAACAAATACATGCGCCCGACTGTTAGTGCTGTAACAATCCTATCTGATTGCTGTGTAACAAGCTGTTTTGGGTTCGATACAGAGCGCACACTCATTGCTTGTTCTCTTAGCCACATATTTGATTGTTGAGACCTTGATGATGGATCTCTAGCTGTCTCTAGCATGTTGGTAAATAATTCAGTTGCCATTATTTGATTCCTAGTTCTTTTTCTGTCATAATCATAAATTTCCACTTGCGGTCTTTACAGAACTCTTCAGCAGCTTTCCATTTAGCACTGTTTATACCCCACGTGTATACCTCATGTAAGTATCGTTTTGTTGGTTTGTTTTGAACAGTGGGAGGCTTTGTCTCTTTGGCTGGTTTAATTTCAACAACAACATTTTCTATCGCTCCATCACGTTTGCGCAATTTTACTTGAAAATCAGGAAAATATCTATGCACTTTGTTATCAAGTGGTGATTTGTAAGGTATAACAAGTTCTTCGCTTGACCACTGTATAACGTCTTGGTGAGTATCTAAATATGACATATACCTCAGCTCCCAACTACTTCTATAGACAATACTAGTCGGATCCCCTTTATATTTTTGGGGATTGCAGGGTTTGAAGTGGCCTTTATAGTAACTCATAGGAAATATTTATATGCCTGACATTAATGCAGCGTTCAGCGCCGTGTCATCAATTGCAGAAAAAGCATCGCTCGGTAACGTTGTTAATAACATTACGTCTGGTGTTAGTGGGTTTGCTGATGCTGCAAAGTCTGCATACGGTACTGCTAGCTTAAAAGTATCAAGTTTATTTAAAACAAAAGATTTTGCAAAGCCGCTAGGTATATCAAAATCAAATAGTCCTGAGCAGGCAAAGGCCGATGCTCCCAAGTTTATTGGTGCGTTAACATACCCTGCTAACATGGGATATTACACCGTGTTTTCATTCATTCAATACAATAAAAAAGAAGTTACTGCTATTGCCACGGATAAAAATAGTGTGACTATTATTCTTCCTTTACCGGCCAACTTATCTGAGACATTTAGTGTTGAGTATCAGACCCCTTCTTTGGGTCCCGTTACAGGTGCTGCAGTAGATGGAGTAATGTCTGCTATGAGAAAAAACGACCCAACTGGAGCAATTTCAGCATTAACCAAAGGGGAAACATATGCAGAAGCTGGCGTGGCAGGGGGCTTAGGTTTTTTAAAAAAAGTGCCTGTAGTGTTGCTCCTAACCCACACATGGCCGTTTTATTTACCAATATGGGTCTACGCACTCATAAGTTTAGTTATAAATTTGCACCACGAAGTGAAGCTGAACTTAAAACGCTTAAAAATATTATATACAACCTAAAACACAAAATGCTGCCTGGGATGTCCGGTCATGACATGCTGTTTAGTTTTCCAGATGTTGTCGACATTAAATTTGTCACAGGAAAAGGCCAGGCGCCATATACGATTAAACGATGTGTGATGGAATCATTAGATGTAAATTATTCACCTGGTGGGTCTCCTGCGTTTTTTAAAACGGGAGATCCTGTAATGGTTGAACTCTCAATGTCATTTAAGGAAATGTCTCCATTCACAAGAGACGACATTCCTGCTGTCGAATAAGGGTAAGTTATGGCTGGCTATTTTTCCTATTTCCCATCGCTCCTGTATGCAAATACAGCTGCTACTAATATTATTGCAAAAGTAAAGTTTGAAGAAAGTGTGGCTAAGCGGTTAGCCAACTTTTACCCATATACAATAGAAGATGGAGAGCGAGCTGATCAAATAGCTGAAATGTATTATGAGGATTCCTCGCTCGATTGGCTTGTGTATTTGAGTAATAACATTTCTGATCCATACCACGAATGGCATAAGGGTACTACACAGTTTGATGCATACATTACAAAGAAATACGGTACAGCCGCTAATGCTCAATTGCATACAGCTTTTTACCGGACTGATTACACATTTGACGATAGAGTAATATCGCCTGCTGCATACCAAGCCCTATCATCAAATTTAAAACAATATTGGGCACCAATCATTGGTTATAACGACACTGTAATCAATTACGAGCGCCGCCAGGATAGTTTGGTTACTGACACAAACCTTGTGGTCTCCTTGGTAGGTTCATTTGGTGCATTTAATCAACAGGATGTTATAAAACAATCAAGCACTGTCATGGGTACAGTTGGGTTTGCGAATAGTACACAGGTTATTATTAAACACGTATCAGGTACGTGGAGTCCATCCGTTCCTGTGTTGTATGCGCAGTCCAATACTGTGGCGAATGCAACAATTACATCTGTCACAACTGTATCTCAACCAATAGCTACTAACGAAGTTCCTTATTGGTCTGCTGTATCTCAATACGATATGGAACAAGAAAACAACGAAGCGGCAAAACATATTAAGTTATTAAGCAAGCAATATGTGGATCTTGTTGAGCGCGACATGAGAGATTTGTTAGCAATATGAGTAAGATTTACGAACCAGGTGACGTCTTAATCAAGCGCTTTGAGATGTTCAACAAAAATCTTAGCGCTTCGATTAACCCACTCGATCAACTAATGGGTTGTGATATTTTTGAAGATATGTCTAAAGCTACATTGTACGCTACATTTACTTTAAACGACAATTTGGGACTTATATCTAAATTTCCAATTATTGGTGAGGAGGAGATTCATTTTGAATTTCAATCACCAGGTATGCTTAAACCTACTCTTTATAAATTTAGAAGCTTTGCAATCTCAAGCATTAATAAAGATGCTAACGGTAAGGGTGTGACATATACAATTAGATGTGTAAGTGAAGAACACCTGTATGCTGGTTCATCTTTGGTAAAAGAAGCGTTTAATGATACAGTCAGCAATATTATCCCTATCATATTGTCGCGAAATATGCAGACATCGAAACAGTTAATTGTTGATCCAACAAAAGGCATACAACACATTCCAATTCCCAAACTTCATCCATTGAAAGCAATTGATATGTTGCGTCAGCGTGCGGTGAGTAAGGATTATGCATCTTCTGTATATGTATTTTTTGAAAATCAGGCCGGCTTTAATTTTAAAACTATTGAAGGATTGATTAAAGAAGGACGTGACAATATTGGATCGCGCGAATTTAACGCGCAGCAAAACACAATGGGATCAAAAGAATCAATAGCACAATCATATCGTACCATTATTGATTATACCGCTTTAGTTAAAAACGACTCCAACAAAAAAGCCGGTGAAGGTATCTTTAAAGCTGTCACAAAAGTATTTGACATCAACGAAAAAACGTTTAATTCAAAAGAATTTTCACTCAAAGATGTTTTTAGCAAAATGCAAAAACCAGACGACAAAGCTCAAATACCTGCTTCAGATGAATTTATTAATCAATTCGCTTCTGGTGTGCCAAAGCAGTTTTTTGCACCGCGTGACTCATCAAAGCCGGATAACTTTATTGATATGGCTGTTGCTGTTCGAAATTCATTTACACAACTACTAAATTCAGACGTTACGCGTGTATTGGTACATGGCGACACTGGTCTTAAAGTTGGAGACATGGTTAAACTTAACTTACCTGACGCATCAGGTACCACAGGTAGAAAAACACAAGACAAAATGACATCTGGAAACTATCTCGTTGTTCGCCTACGTCACATGGTTACAATAAGCACAAAAAATAAACACGAAGTTGTTTTCGATTGTGTGAGGATGGGAATTTAAAATGACTACAGAGTATATTGGCGAAGAAGGATTTACATGGTT